AGAAGACCGCCCATTTAATGATAAGCGCTACTATATTAGCAATCAAAAGGTAAAAGATTTAGGCTGGACAATTGAAAAAGATTTTGATAAGGGACTAGATGAAGTGATTGAACAAATGAGACCAACTTGCAGTGTATAAATATGAATAAATAAATATTAAATAGTTTATAAAATTATATAATATTTTCATTATATTATCAGTTTCTAATTTATTTTCTTTTTTTTATTGTTTTGTTTCTTCGTGTTCGTTGTGTTTTGCGTTTTTTAGAAACTGTTATTTTTCTTTGTTTTTGTTGTTTTCTTTGTTTTCGTTTTCCGCCCAATATTCCCGTCAAAAATAATGCCAACGCAGTTCCAGATAACAATCCTGTTGTCGCCACTCCAGCAACAGCAGTAGGATTATTAGAAACTAAATTATATGCATTGTCTTTCAATTGACTTAATTTACTTTGATTTTGTATTTGACCTTCAGTTGGCATATTCATTTCATTATCTTGTGATTGATTCCCATTTTCTGGATTACAATCATCAACATTGTAGGATAAATTAAAATCATTTAATGCATATGTGTTATTTTTTAAATCAACCTTTAATTTAAAACTATATTTACCACAAAGATATTCAGGGTCATACATTTTATTATAAGAAATCATTAAACTAGTGTTAAAATTAAAAATAATACTTTGTTCTTCCTTTGTTAAAATAATATCTATATTTTTTTTTGCTGATACTTCAGTTGCTGATTCTGGACTAACTTTATTACTAATATAAAGAGAAATAGTTTGACTGATAAAATTAAATAAATCTTGGCACATAATAGCATCTATTTTTATTATCATATTTTGATTTATTTGTAATTCATTTTTAGCCATTTCTCTCATAATATATAAATTAAAGTTGTCAGCTGTTTTATAATTGTTATCAGGCACTACAATTCCTTCTGGTAGTTCTACCCCATTAATTTTAACATTTACTCTAGAAACGTCTTTACCAACCTGATTTTTGAATGCACTCATTTTTAATTTTCCTTTATTTATTCCGTTGTTTTCAAAATTATCAAAACTTTTAAACAATAAACTATAAGCTATAAATTTATCCAAACTCATAGAACTATTTTGTTTAAAACTGGTAACTATATTAGCTATTTTTTCTTGTTTAAGTAGTTCAGACGGAATAGAAAAAATATCAGTTAACTCTATTTCATTTTGATTTAATCTTCTTTTTTCTTCTTTTTCAATAACAAATGGTTCATATAAATTCTTTGCATAGTCTATAAATTCTGTGCTTGGTAACTGTTGAGGATTTTGTTCTATTATATTTTTTTCATAATTCGAGATAATTGCTTTATTTCTTAAAACTGTATTATTTCTTAATTTTCTTGTTTGATTATTACTGGTATTTGTTGTATTTCTATTTGTTGTATTTCTATTTGTTGTATTTCTATTTATTGTACTCATATAATAACAATATATAAAATAAAAAAGACATATTATCACTTTTACATTATTTAACGCATCTATTATAATTTTATGCTTCATTATCTTCATTATCTTCATTGTCTTCATTATCTTCATTATCTTCATTGTCTTCATTAACTTCACCATTGTCTGATTGACCGTCGTCATCATATTCATCCTCTTCATCATATGCATTTTTATCTTCTTCTTCATTTTCTTCAGGTAGCTCTTCATATTCAGTGCCATTCCACTTCACATTTTTACAATTAAATAATTGGTTCATATTAATAACTTCTGGTTTATCTTCAGAAGCAACTCGACTAAATAATGTCGCTATTTGATTATCATCTCTAAAACGAGCACTATACTCCTGTTGAATATTGTTACGACCAATACGACCTAGTGCCTGAATAATTTTCTCTTGAGTTAATCCTAGGTCCTTACTCAAATAACCGTGACAAAACTGGTAATTTGTTCCGTAAATATAGTCACTGTCAGCAATAATTAAATATAACTTTTGTTGGTCAGCGAGTTTTTTCATAATTTCAGTATATGCAATGCTCTTATGTTCAGTAAATACTCCAATTCCCAACAAAAGCAATATTTTCCAGCTGTCATCAACGTCTTTTAACAACATAATAGACATAATAGTTTCTTCTTCAATATTGCTAGTGAATGAACCAGATGTTTTAAGATTATGAGCCCACTTATTCAAATGCGTCAATCTGTTAGGAATAAATAGGTCATCAAGTGTTGCATTTTTAACCATACTTTTCAGCATATCAATTTGCTCTTTCATTTGCATTATGTTTCTATCTTCCGACTTATTAATAAGTTTATTAGCAATCTTAGATTTTCCTTTATCTTTATTACCCTGAAGTTTTTTGGCTTCCTTAGAATTATCTGCTGAACTACCAGACATTTTTGAAGCTATTTTGCTTTCTTCAAATTCCAATGTTCTTTCTATTGTGTCAATTCTAATGTTGAGTTGATTATTATATTCTATTTTTTCCATAATATCATTCATTACAACAGCAGGAATATTTGCTTGTTGAATACAGAATTTTGCGATTTTTTGTAAGTCATTAGCTAGAAATATAGTAGGTCCATCTGTTAAAGTATAAGCATCTTTTGTCGTAATATATACACCAGAACTACCTGGAGGGTCTGAGTCCGCATTTAAAGTAGGACTAGGAGTTTGAACACTACTTATACGGGTAATTGGTTCACCTGATCTAGAATTAGTTATGGCAGGATTTAAACTGGTTGATTTGCGTATAGCATTACCCTTTATATCTATAGTGTTGTTATGATTAATTCTTTTTGTTCGAAACAGTTTGAAGTTATTAAACACAGTGTTCCAAGCACTAGGAACAATATTCTTTAAAACTTTAAGATAATACAATTTAATACTCTTCATATCAACATCATTAACAGAAGCAAAATTTCTATCGAATTTAGATGAACCTTTATTATAATTATTACTTTCAACATAACAAATAAAGTCAGATGCTTCTTTCAAGTCAAAATATCTTAACAATGTTAGATTGTCTTCACAGTGAGACACAACTTCTAAAACCTTCTTGTAATCTTCGTGAAGATAATGGGGCATAACAACATACCCATTGTTGTCAATTAATGGAATTGTTTTACGACAATCGTGACTAACGATATTGTTAATATTTGCATCAGGGAACTTCTCTTGAAAATCAGAAATAGTTTGTGTTAGTTCGTGCATTTTAGGTAAAGTTGCTGAAGATAATATAACGTTTGGAATAATATTGTCTTTCCAGTTTTTCTTGATAATTTTGTGTAATTCGTGATTTTTATAATCCATCGTAATCGTCGGTTCATCCCAATAAGTAATAATATCATTAGCGTTATTAAATGATAACATATAATACATTGAAGAGAGATAAGACCTAATATCACAAATAATAATTTCAACCTTGTCTCCAACAGTATTATCGACTTTTCTAATACGCCCACTGCGTTTATCTCTTGTAAAATCCTTAGCTGCAAAGTAATGTAAACGAACATCTTCAGCGGCAGAACAACCAAACGCAAACGCTATTTTTTTATTTATTGAAATCGCTGACCTTGCTAATGCTAAGCCGACGTGTCTAGCTGCGCAGACAAAGATAATTTTATATTTTGAAGAAAGACCTAATGGTGTCAATGTTTTTCCAGTGCCAGTTGGAGCAATATATAGAATTAATTTTGGCTTAGGTGAACGAACCACATTATATATTTCTTTTTGATGTTCATATAGAATTAAATCGCTAAATTTAAGTAGGTTGGTATTTTTCTCGATAAATAAGACTGAATTTTGCACAATATAAAGTAGGTCAATCTCATTTTCATAATTATCTAAAAACGCTTGAATAATGTTTTTAACAAAACAATTTACTTTTTCAACATTATTTAATAGCAGTTTATTAAGTGTATAATAATGATACATCCATTTTTTATCGTTTATTTTTTTATATTTTACCATCTGTTCTAAATTGTTATAAAGTATAAATTCATAAATATTTGTGTTTGCTGTATCAATTAGTTCACTGTCAAGACGAGCTAACCGAATTTGGTCTCCACTTTTAAGACGAACAATAGTAGATACATTAACATAATGTATTTTTTCAGTAGAAGCTTGTGTTTCTTGCTGTTCTAGAGCCTTAGTTCGCTTTGCAGAATTATCTGCACCGAAACGAATAAATGTAATGTTATTTTTTAGTATAATTTCTTTAATTTTATCGGCAAAGAATTTAACATAAAGAAATTCTTCGATTTGAGGATTATATTCTATCTTTAGATGCGTAAAGATAGAATCGGTCTTATTCACTTTTAAATGGACATTTGAATATCCATTTGTTATTAAATTCAGGATTTCATTTTCAGTCTTAGAAACTGGGATTTCAATAGAGTCCCATTCAGACTTAGATAGCTTTCTTTGTTTTAGATCCATTCTTTGATAGTATATGTATTATGCTTTAAGTCATTTTAATAAATCATTTTAATAATTCAATTTTATTTTGTAAGGGACAAAAATTAATATAAATAATATTTAGCACTTAAAGTTACATTATAATTATTTATTTGGTTACCCCCTTTTAACTGTGGAATAAAAATTGAATTTAAAAAAGGAAATAAATATGTTTATATATATATTATTACACTATGTCAACTTATAAGATTGTTTCTATTGAGGGAAATATTGGTTCCGGTAAATCAACTCTATTAGAGAATTTAAGGAAACATTATAAAGATAATTGTCACGTAGTGTTTTTGAAAGAACCGGTTGATGATTGGGAAAAAATTAAGGATAATCAAGGAAATACTATGTTAAAGAAATTTTATGCTGATCAGGATAAATATTCATTTCCATTTCAAATGATGGCGTATATATCACGATTAAAGATTTTGAGAGACACTATTAAAGAAATAACATCTAAAAATATTTCTGAAAATTATGTGATAATAACAGAACGCAGTTTATATACCGATAAACACGTATTTGCGAAAATGTTACACGACCAAGGAAAGATTGAAGATGTATGTTATCAAATTTATTTGAATTGGTTCGATGAATTTGCAAAAGATTTCCCAATTAATTATACTGTATATGTGCAAACTGACCCTACAAATTGTTATGCTAGAATTCATAAGAGAGCTAGAGAAGGAGAGGAAGTAATTCCTTTGGCTTATTTGAAAGATTGCCATAGTTATCATGAAGAGTTTCTAGATGAAAAAACTGGAATTAGTTCAAAGAAATTATTTATAGATGGTAATGTGGATATTTATAAACATGAAAAAATTGTTGAAGACTGGTTATCACTAATTAAAGGGTTTATTAGCAATTAAATATTTCTTTATATTCAAATAAAAATATATTAAAAATGTATTAACATATTTTTTATGGAACCAATTGATTTTATAGTAGAATGTCCTCATTGTAAAAATCCGGTTTTAATTGAAAAACTAAATTGCTGTATATTTCGTCACGGAATTTTGAAACATAACGGAACTCAAATAGACCCTCATAGTTCAAAAGATTTATGCGATTATTATATAGAAAAACAATTAATTTTTGGTTGCGGTAAGCCTTTCCAAATTGTTCCAAATGAAAATGCAAAAAATAATGATGATAAATTTATTATTGTTATTTGTGATTACATTTAAACGTTAAAACTTAAAATCAATAACAACCGGATAATGGTCGGAATCCCATTTACCACAATACTCTTTGTATCCGTGATAAATATATACATTCATTATTTGCTTGTCTATTTTAGAAGTAACTAACACGTGGTCTATCATTGACAAATCTTTTTGAGAACTTGTATTACAGTTATTATCCGAATCCCACCAATCGCTATATCTTTCAGTTTGCCCAATTCTATAAGCAACATTTGTTAAAGTATAGGTTCCCTTCTTTTGACCATCCAATCCTTTCATTATATCTAAAACTCTTGAACTAGGTTTATCCGAATTTAAGTCCAAAACTTCTGCATCATAATCGTTCATATCACCAAGCAAAATAATTTCATATCCTTTTTGAATATATGAACTAACAATATTTTGAAGAACTTGTGCTTGTCCTTCCCTCTGAACGCACCGAGATGGGTCTGTTGGAATGGCTAACAAATGTGCTCCTATCATTGCTACATTCATCCCTCCTAAATTAAATTCCGTTATGTAATGTTTGGATACACCGGTAGTTCCTGAAGCACTAGTTGTTCCACATTTTGTTCCAGAAATAGGATAAGCTATTTTTTCCTCACTACGATATAAATTTACAAGAGGATCGATTCGTGTTAACATACCGACATTTTGACCGGTTCCAGTATCAGTTCCCTTCTTTAAATATGGATTATATGTATTATCTAATTGTTCCTTCAATATATTTAATTCATCGCATCCCTCCACTTCACATAAGCTAATTATATCTGGTTGTAAATTATTTATTACGTTTGCAACATATGATAAATGTGTTTGAGCATCTGAAACCGAATGCCATGAGCATCCATCTCCCGGACAATCCATAGAAGAATAATAATCGATAAATAACCATTCTACATTATATTGAACCAATCTCAAGGAATTCTTGTCTTTTCTTCTATCTCCAAAAGAAGATACAATAGGACATTCTGTATCTCCTTTTATGAAGGGACTAAAATACAGACACAACGACAAAAGCAATGCTAGCAAACTAGTAGGGCTCATTATAATATAATTATATATTTTATAATTGAAATATTTTTATATTATTATAAAACGATTATAATAGTATGGAAGAAAAACTGTTAAGTATAATTATACCAAATATAAATTCTAAAGTAATACATAAACCTTCTCCAATATATCCAAAAAGTGATGATGTATTATATTTTGATGGTTGCAGTAAAGGTAATCCAGGTCCATCAGGAATAGGGGCTGTTTTGTATAAAAATAATATTGAATTCTGGAGTGATTCGAAATACATTGGAAACAAGAGAACTAACAATGAAGCAGAATATTGTGCGTTAATAATGGGATTAGAAGAAGCTATTAATTGTAATATTAAAAATTTGTCTGTTTGTGGAGATAGTTTACTTGTTATTAATCAAGTGAATGGAGTTTATAAAGTAAAACACGTAAACCTAATTCCATTATACGAAAAAGTTATGGAATTAATAAAACACTTTAAATATATTAATTTTACTCACGTTTATCGTAATGAAAATAAGAGAGCAGATAAATTGTCTAATATAGCATTAGAGTTAATTAATACGGAAATATATGACAATTTGGTAAAAGATACTAGCACTAGTACCAATGATAATAAGGTGGTCAAACAAAGCTTTCTGCCAAATATTAATGCCAAAAATTAATATTCTAGTAAAGCTATATTTAATAATTGGTTAGGTTTGTATTTCAATAAATCGACTTCTTTTTTTGTTGTTGGGAATAATTCTTTACCATAAATATCCTGCATTAATAGCCATTCAAACATTCCTCCAGTATAAACAAAAATATTATAAAACCCTAAAGACAATAATTGTTGATATTTTTTTTGCACACTTTCATCATTGCAATTTTTTCCATAAACAATTATTCTTATATTTCTATTCTCCTTTAAATATTTGTTTATTAGTGGTTCTTCTTCTTCTGCAAGCGTTGTATTAACAATTAGACACTTTTGGTCGGATGGAGGCAATGTGTTTATTATTAAATATACTTCTGGGTTTTTTATAACAGTTTGCATATCTTCGTAGTTTATTTTTTTCATAGATTGTATATTACCCATATTTATCTATATTGTTAATTTTTAAATATTATATCAACTTATAATATTTATTCTAATACCTTTGTAAAATCTCCATTATAATAATGAAAAGTTAAAAACGACAGTAGTCCAAATATAACATCAACTAACAAATATATCCAAGCATATTTATTACCCATAATTGCATTAAAAGCAAACAATAAATATAATAACCCGTGAATTGGTCTCAAATCATTCCACCATATTTTGGAACCAAACACTTCAGCACCAGTCTGTCTAGAACCAGTGAAAAATATATAAAAAAAACCAATAGCAGGTAAAAGAGCCAAATATCCCATATATCGTAAGTATGTTGTATCTACATTCTTTGCTGCGTAAACAAAGAGTGTTCTAGTTCCTATACACCCAATTAAAAATAATAAAAAACGTTTTTGTATTGTATTCATTTATAGAATAAAGAAATATAATATATTTAATTAAATTTTATAAAAATCCAACTGTTTAAGGTTTACTCTTTAAAGCTTTTTATTAATTGTAGCTATATAGTATAATTCTAATAAAGGGCTTACAGAACTTATAAAATCTCCACCAGCAACTATATTATTAATTGCAGTTCTTAGAGCTATAGCATTAACAGTGTTATTCAGTCCATTTCCTAGACAAGTTCTGTTATTACTTTGGTCAAACACAGATATTTTACAATCAAAACTACCTCCAATATATTTTTTATTGTTATACACAACTATTATATTAACCGTACCATTCACTGTATCCTTTCCTATCTTTGACCACTGGTTGTTGCTTGGGGTGAATTCTGCAAAATAATTTCCACCAGAACCAGGACCGATTATGTTTATAAAATCTCCTCCAATATTAATTTTATCTCCTATAGTTACTATACTGTTAACTGAATCATTTGAACCAAAATTAGGTGAACCTAATGCGTTCCAACTGTTGGTTAATTTATTCCAACTAACAAGTTTTTTTAATGCTGGGTCGTCCTGAACTGTATCAAAAGACCCACCAAAATATACTAGTGTAGCAGTTACAGAAATAGAATAAACTGTTTTAGTACTAGTGCTAGTATCAATTCCATGAAATAAACCAGATGTTAATCTACTATATTTATTATTTGTTGTCCATTTTGCAACACGATTATATTCTGTAATACCAATATCAACAAATGCTCCACCAATCCATAGGGTTACTTCTGTTACGTTGAATGTATCAGATACAATTGAGTAAACCGCCGCATCAGGACAATCTGCATCTAATTCGTGCCAAGAATTATCAGTTATGTCAAAATAACAAATATGATTTGTATTTGAAACTGAGTTACCATCTATATCTAGTGCGCTGGAAAATTCACCTCCAACAAATACTTTAGTGTCTACTATACAAATAGCGTGAACAGTGCTGCCTACCCCACCGGCTAACATATTCCATGTGCTGGTATTATAATCAAAATAACAAATGCGATTTAGTGTTACACTTGCGTCGTTAGTTGCAGTAAAATTACCTCCAGCATAAAGTCTGTTTCTTAAAGGATCAAAAGCTAAGGCTTCAACTTTATCGTTAAGACCTGACCCTAAAGATGCCCAATCAGGACTTTTATTTGTTTCAGAATTTATACCTAATAAATGATTAAAACAGTTATCTGGTATAACAGATGTTGCTCTACAATAGTTAAATATTCTAGTAGAAGAACCTTTACCGCTCATAGAACCTAAATTAACAGTAGCTGCTCCAACACCAGAAGACTTTTGTCTCTTTGCATTTAATCCCAAATATGAAAATCTGTAATCTGTCATATATTATATTATATAGAAAAATAATTAATATACAATATAAAAAATAAAAATATAAAACTAATTAAATTGGACAACTATTTCGACCTTTTCTTTTTTAATGCTCTTAGTCGCTGATATAGATAATTCTTCGCGCTTCTTTCTTGTTTTAGAATTATCAACAATTATCTCTTTTCTTTTGGATGTGCTGTTACGACTATTCATATCTTTTTCAATAGTATCATAATGTTGTTCGATGTATTCAATTACTTTATTCTCTAGAGCCCACTTGAAAAAATTCAATTGTCCAATAGTAGTTTCAATAAATTTGCCTTTAGTATAAGGGATGCTAATGCGGTCCCATCTGCAAAACGGGTCAAATCGTTTCTTACTGTAAGCCTTTAGCTTAAGTTTGTAATCATCATATACTTTAAAACGTCTAGCAATATTATCAACGGTTTGTTCAATGGTATATAAGGTGTAATACTTCTTTGCATAATTAGTGGCAAACCAATCAACAATGCGTAAGGATATTTTGGATTCACCTGTAATTATTCTGAGCATTTTATCTAAATTATTATTTGGGTCATAACAGCCATCTATTTCAGTGTTATAAAAATGTTGTAAATTCTTTAGTAATAGGTCGTTTTGAGTTGTATAACTAGAGTTGTTCATTATTTAAGTTTTCGGATAATTTGTTTAAGTAGTTTTTATGTTAATATTTATTTTTCATATATTTAACGAAATTAATATCTCTGATAATATTATTATGAGTTCTTTTATGGATACATATTTTGGTCCTCTATCTAGAGAGTATTGCGTCTATTTTTATGCCTTGTCAATAATTTGCGGTATACTATTTGTATCTAGTGCCATTTCTATATCATATTTTATGATTATGCACTTTAAGAAGGTGAACACTATGTTTGTTCTAAATTCGTTGCTATTATTATTTAACACATTTTTGGCGTATATTGCTAACCGATTGCTTCACACAATGTGTGTAAAAAGCGTTTAAAAAGCGTTTAAAAAGCGTTTAAAGCATTAAAGTCTTCTTTAAGCATTAATTC